ACTGTATAGGATAAATCTATTCTGTACCTTCGGTTCGAAGGCTCTGAACATAATTTCGTTAGAATCTAATACTGCCATTTTATTATCTGTTTTATATAAATATCAATTATTTTAATTATGCTACAAAAGTTGCACCTGTTGGTTCGATTGTGAAATCAAGTACTACGAATTCTGCAGTCTTAGCTGGTTGGATAAAGATCTGACCTACGATCTGATTTCTATCTACGATATCAGCTGTGTTGTTAGAGTCATCCATTACCACTCTGTAAGCGTATAAACCTTGACGTTGAACTACTGATTCTAAGTAAGGATTAACTACTGCTAAGAATTTGTTTCTTGTAGCGATTGTGTTTTGTTCGAATACTAAGTTATTAGCTTGACCTCCGATGAAGCGTTTCAATTCGATTAATAAACGGCGAACGTTTACTCTATCTAAAGCTGAAGCTTTCTTCTGTAAAGTCTTCTGACCATATACTGCAATACCTTGTCCAGGGAATGTAGCGATTGGGTTAACATTAGCACGATATAATAAGTCACGTTGCTCACGGCTTACTTTACGTTCTGCTTGGATTACGTTAGGAATACCTCCTTTAACTAAACCTGCTGGAGCGAACCATGGAGCAGCTGCACTATCAGTGAAAGCGTAAACTCCTGGTATAACTGTTGAAGCAGGAACCCATTCATTCTTACCTGTAGAAGATTGAGTTTGTAACCAAGGCCAGTAAGAAGCTGCATAAGAAGAGTTAACTGTTCCTGCTGCTGTTGTTACGTTTGATACTGTTGCACCGTATTGCTCTAAGTCAATTACTGCAATTGCATCTCCTCTACCTTCTACTAATGAGATGATAGAATCTAATTGTGTCTTATGAGTTCCAAAGTCATAAACAAGACCTGGAGCTGATACAATATTGAATTGGTATTCGTCTTTATTATTTAAGATTGAGATAGCATCTGCATAGTTGGTTGCTATTAAACCTTGTGTGTCTACGTTTGTAATATTCTTAAAGAACTTAGCTACTCTACCACCTGGGAATGCAGTACCTGTCGCGCCGTAGAAGTATCCTACCTGAGCTGAAGGAAGCAAATCATCGTAGCTGTTATTAACAGTTATACCGTCGTTTGCTAAGTAATTTAAAGTTGGGTTATTTACCGCACTTACTCTAATATAGTTAGACTTATTAGCATACTCTCCAGTTACACTTACGAATACTTCTGAACCTTCAACTGTTTTAGATACAGCTTGGTTACCGATTACTCTCTCGATGTAATTTTCTGAGTTTGGATCTAATGATAAGTCGTTAAAGGTTTCTAAGATAATCTTATTCTTTGAACTATCATCCCCTCTACGTACTAACAATGAGAATGTACCGCTTCCGCTATTAACGTTTGTGATTTCAAATCTAATGTTATCAGGCTTACCTAACGTAATTGAACCGTCTGTGTTTGTTGCAGCTGTTCCAGCGTTTGAACCTGTTGCGTTATTGTAGATATCTCCTTTTCCTAATGTTTCTAAACGGAAAGGGTTAGTAACTGATCCACCTGCTGTTGCTAAGGTTGTGTTAGAAGCAGCTGTATAAGAACCAGATACTACTCTAGTTACTAATGCTGTGTTTCCTCCTTGTTCAAAGTAACTCTTTACTGCAATTGATGTTAAGTACTCATAGCTATTTGAACCAGATGCAATCGTGGTTCCAAATAATCTTTGGTACTGTCCGTAAGAAGTTACTACTGTAGGTTGCTCTACCGGGCCTTTTACTGTTGGACCAATAAACGCTGCACCTACTGCAGCCGCTTGTGGTTGGATAAACGAAATATCATTTTCTCTCGTTAATACACCTGGTGAAATTAATGTTTCTGCCATGTCTCTATTATTTGTTAGTTGGGTTCTAAAATAAATATCTTAATAAATTCGAAACCCTTTTCAAAAGATTTAATTTAACTACGTATATAAATAGGTGTATCTAGGTGAAACACTTTACCCTATATTTTTAAGCTTCTGATATTTCTCCTGTTTCTAAATTCAGGTGAATTTTTTGAAATCCGTATTTAATTTGTAACTCTGCTGCGATTGATTTCTCTGCTTCTTTTAATGAACTGTAAAAATTTTCTGCGGCTTGTTTACGAGTCTTCAACTCAAATTCAGCTAAAGAAATTGCTGCTAATTCTTCGTTTAATTTAATCTTTTGAGATTGTATCATTTTAATACTGTCAATCTCTTCTTGTTGCAATTTTTGTTCTTGTGACATTTTTATAACTTTTAGTGTTTACAGTTTGGTAATTTGAGAGTTAGGTCTTGTATAATTCCTAGCTTCCTTTCTTTTATATAATTAGTCCAAAGGATGCTCCCTTCGTAGTTCTCTATATACTTTTTTTTAAGGTAAGAATCAAGTGCAAAGATATCATCAAAAAAATCAGTATAGCTTCTATGAAATAGTTTTTCTATGCCTTCTGGATAGGTGGTAAACATTCTTTCATCTAACGTCTTATATAGGTATCTTCCGTAAATAAACTCTTCTTTCTTTCTACTATCTAATAATGGATGTGCATGTATAGCAGCTTCTATAAAATACTGCTCTACGTTCTTATTATACTCTATACGGTCTGTCTCTAAATCTGGTTTAAATTTAATAATAGTAGAATAATCGTATAAGTTGTTTATTAAGTTTGCAGCTTGGTATGTAGAGTGTAGTATTAGGTACTTCTTTTCTTCATACATCGGAACTTCCATATTAATTGTAATCCTAGTCTTATGTTGATGTCTCATCAACTTATTAACCCATCTTAAATTATCAGGAGTATTCCAAGTATGTACGTATGTGTGGGTTTCTTCTTCTAACTCTTCTATAAATTTTATAAAGTTATCTGAAAAGTTGGTTAGAAGTCCTGATATTATAACCGCTTTAGCCATTTAGCCTAGTATTACCGTAATATACAACTCTATTAAGGTCAGATGAATATTCTCTCCATGGATCTATTATAACTGAGCCTTTAGGGAAATCAAAATCATGATGCTTTTTATAATGTGCAAGCAAATAAACTCCAGGTATAGGTTCTTCAATATCGTATAGAACTTTATATCCCTGCTCTTCTACATAGTAGCCTACTAGTATAGATGAAGACCCGTCTTCAAAAGGTACTCCAGGTTTGTAAGATTTACCTAATATTACTACTGGTAATTTATGAAGTTTTGCGTAAAGAACCAACTTATTTGCTAGATTTTTTGCTTGTTTTTCTCTAGCTTTCATAATAGAATCAAAAAGGTCATACCCTAATCCTAACTTTTGTGCTAAAAACCTTAATGCTATATTATCACGAGGATGACATCCACCGCCATCTCCCATTCCAGCTTTCATATAAGCAGGTCCTAATATTCTATTTGTACTTCTTTCTAAAGCACCTGTTACAACATCTGTGTTTATATTACCATTCTTCTCAGCTACATCTTGTATCATATTAACAAGAGCTACTTTAGTTGATATAAATGTATTGTAAAATATTTTTATTGATTCTGCTTCATCCCAGGTACCAATTTCAACCCTAGTAGAAGGATTTATAAAGGTATTATAAAAGTCTGTAAGTAGTTTTGCATCTCCAGTTTCAGATCCGTCTTCAGTTCCTATGATTACCATTTCTGGATTAACCATATCGTATTTAACGGTACCCATTGCAATTAAGTAAGGGTTGTATATAAACCTGAAGTTCTTTATTAAAGGTATAAACTCTCTTCTTATAGTTCCTGGTAAGACTGTTGATATTAAAACTACTAATTGCTGTTCGTTTGTATGTTTGTCTACTTCCTTTAATACCTCTTTTACGATCCTGTAATCAAAGTCTTTATTCTCTAAGTGAGAAGTAGGGTACCTTCCGTCGTAATCGGGGTGGTGAGGTGTAGGTACTGCTATGAATATTAAGTTTTTACCTTTGCATAACTTTTCTATACTATTAACCATAGTAAAGTTAACTGTTGCAGCTACGCTTTGATCGGTATCGTAACCTTCAACGTTATGCTTTTCAGCCATTACTTCTGCTGCATCTTTACCTAACTTACCTATTCCTATAAAACCTACTTCCATTGTATTACTTTGCTTTATAATCTGATACTAATAAGTTTCCTGTAAATATTGAATGGTTATTAGCAACAGTAATATGTGCTAATCTTCCTTGACATGCCATTATTCCTAACGTATCAATATTAACCCAATTTACTCCATCGAACATTTTATGTACCTCTGCTTGAACTTTTACTAACTTTTCTGGAGCTATTCCTTCTACCTCTGGTGCTTCATCTGTGAAGTATCCTAATAGGGTAGTTTCGTCTTGTTTTACGTATATAATAGAATCCAATGTTAATACCTGTGGTAGGTAGTTCATTTTTATACCTTGGTAGTATTTCTCGTAATCTACATCTGGGTCAACTTCTACAGAAACTATCTCAGATACTTCAAATATACCTTCTTCTGTATTGTATGTAATAATAGATTCTCCTGGTTGTAATTCTTGTAATGTCTTTCTAACAGATCCTAGATCTACTGATGCATCATAAGACAGTGTGTATTTAGTTGCCATTTCTTAAGTATTTTTATATAAATAGATTAAATTAGTTTAGTAGGTTTATTAGCTGTTCTCTTTTCAGAAAAAGTAGTTAAGTGTTCTAAAATTTGATTAGCAAAGTGCTCATTACTTAAAGGACCGGGATGATTTCCATCTCTAGCAAACCCGTCTTTAATTCCTTTATGATTTTCTAAAAATTCATAATAAGGAAGTGTTTGTTTTTTAGTTAAGTAGTTTGTTTTTAAATAACTATGTAAAGGAAAATCCCATGTACTAAAGTAGGTTTCTATATTCTTGGATTGTGCGATTGCATCAATATGTGAAACAGAACGTACTGCATTGTATATCTGAGTTTCTTCTGTAGCGTACATATAATACTGTTCCCACTTGTGTTGTAAAAGATGTGGATTTACATTTGGTATAAGGTTGTGGTAGTTTGTTCCTAACTTATTAGTATGCTCTGGATATTCATCTCGCCAATGAGTTGGTAATAAAAAGATCGCAATATCGATTGAGTACACATCTGTAAGATACTTAAACAACTTCAAACACTTAGCTATACTACCTCCTGGGTATCCTAGGTTGATTAGCTGTATAGGTTTATCTGATTTTAGTAGATTCTTTACTTGAGCATGCCAAGTTCCTTCTTCATCAATACCCACCCCGAATGTAAAACTACATCCAAATACAGCTATTTTTAAATGGTCTGAATGAGGTGTGTTTATACTCCAATCTCCTCTAGCTGCATAATCGTTTATATAATACCTTACATCTTCAAACTTTAATCGTGTTTTTTTATCTTCAATTGCTTTTATCGCTTGAGTTTGTTCAGAATAGGAAGTAAATGCAGTGTATCTGTTTAATGCTCCATCTGCCCATGGGTCTAAAGTCATAACAGTTTTATACTCCTGTCTCATTATTTCACAGAAGTCTTTTACTGTATCTATCTTCCAAATTATATCTTTCATTAAAAGTAAGGCTTGAATTCTGGGTTAAGTTTTAAGAAGTCCTGGTTTCTAACTTTATCTAGGTCTTTTGTTACTGTTATAAATCGTTTAAAAAATTCAGGATTACCTTCTTTCTTATTCATAATATCTAATAAAGATTCCCATCCAGAAAAAGGAATACCGTATTTAGCTTCCATACTTCTACCGTACTTAGTTATCTTCTCAGTTGCCAATTCTTTCAGTTCTTTAGGTAGAGTCTCTAACGCATAATACATAGGGAAGAAGACAGGGTTAATATGAAACCTACTTGTAA